GGCGGCGGCGATCTGGCGGGCCAGCGCCGATTTTCCGCTGCCCGGGGGGCCGGACAGCAGGACGTTCGGCACCTAGCTGGTCTTGACCAGCGCTCGGGCGAATCCGCCCGAGCGGAGCACCGCGGTGGCCGACAGCATATTCGCTGTCAGCACGATCTGGCCGGCGTCGGCCGACGTGATCTCGTCCATGATGATCGACACGCCCGCCCAGATCGGCGATGCGGCGTCCATCATCATCCCCTTGCGCAGCAGCACGTCCGACTGCTGCGTCTTCGAGCTGATCGTCCGATTCTTGGGCATGTGGGCGCTGGCGCGCAGGCCGCCGGCCAGGCGGCTCAGCGCGTCGTAGGCGGTCACGTCGGCCGCGTTGCCCGACCGGATCGTGCCGATGGTCGCGCCCAGCGCGGTCGGGTTCATGAGGATCCGCACCTCGCCGGGATCGTGGGCGTAGAGCCCGTCGATCACGCCGCTGGACGCGAGCAGGCCGACGTACCCGTCCCAGGTGGTCGCGTCGGCCACCGCCGCCGGCGCGGTGTGCGCGTCCAGGCAGGTGGCGATCACCCTGTGGTCGAGGCCTGCGGACAGCGCGGCCCTCAGATTCTCGCGGAGCATCCCGTCGAGCTGGCCGAATCTGGCGGCGTCCTCGATGTTGTAGCGCATCCGGGCGGAGATGCGCGACCCGGTCAGCTCGTTGGCTGCGAGGACGAGGTCGGTCTCGCTCACCTTTGCCGCCTTGGCCGGGGCGGTGGCGGCGGTGGTGGAGGTGATCACGGGGTAGGTCCGCTGGCCGGTGCCGACGGTCGGCGTCGGCACCGACAGGTAGGCGGTGGCCCCGCGGGCGAACACCTGTCCGAGGCCCATGGCGGTGTCCACCTCGATGTCGTCGGGCACCGTCACGGCGGCCCGGTCCTCGGTGCGGGGCCGGGCGCGGGTCTCGACGAGGCACTCGATGGGGATCTCGTTGCCGGGGATGCCGAGCTCCTGCTGGAGCTCGGCCATGGCCCCCTCCACCGGCCTCCGATTCACCACCGCGACGAATATGTCTCCGATGCTGGCCTGCTGGCGGAGCTCCAGGCGGGCCCGGTCGGCGTGCCCCTCGTCGACGATCTGCTCGGTGGCCTCGGGCAGCGCCTCGTGGGCCGCGGCGACCTGGGCGAGCAGGGTGGGCATCTGGGCCCTCAGCTCGGCCATCTTGGCCTGCTCGTCGTCGTCGAGGTCATCGCTGATGACCAGGTCGGCGAGCTCGGCCTGCCGGTCCAGCAGGCGCTGGTTGGCCTGCCGGTAGGCGTGTCGGATCTCGACCGTCTCTGTGGCCGGCTCCAGGGTGGTGGTGGGTGTGGGTGGCATCCTGGGACACTACCGCGATGGCGGCGCGTATGCTGGCATCGTGGGTGCGGGCAGGTCTCGGGCTGTGCTGGTCGGGTCGGAGCAGCTGCGCCGGGCGCTCGGCCCGGGCGGCGAGGCCGACGACGCGGTCCGGGCGCTGTGCTACGAGGCCTGCGATTTCGCCGCCGAGCAGATGGCCCGGGCAGCGCCGGTGGTCACCGGCGAGCTGAGGGCGTCGATCAGGGCCGTCACCCTGAGGGGCCGCGTCGGCGCCTATGTCGTGTCGCGCCCGTCGGGGGGCGGCCTCGACGGGGTGCTCACCGCGGTGGGCCGCGCCTACGTCGAGGCGAATTGGCCGGTCATAGCCGCCCGGGCCCTGCGCCGGCGGGGGCGCCTGCTGTGACCGGGCGGCGGGCCGATGACTTCCGGGTCGCGGTGCTGGCCCGCGACCGGCGGTGCGCGTGGTGCGGGTCCGATCGGATGCTGGTCGCCGACCACATCGTCCCGCTCGCCGCCGGCGGCGCCGACCACCCGGCCAACGGCCAGGCGCTGTGCACCGACGACGGGCGCCTCGGCGGCTGCCACGGCCGCAAGACCGCCGACGAGGGCGCCGACATCGCCCGCGACTGGGCTCAGCGCGACGCGTGGGCGGCCCTCGTCGACGGCGCCCGCCCGGCGTAATCCAGATGGATTAGGACGCCCGATCGGCGCCGATCCGGGGCGGATCGGGGTGAGCGACGGTGCATCCCGGTGGATTGCGGGCCGTCTCGGTGCTGATTCCCGCGGTGGCCGGTGCATCCCGGTGGATTGCGGGTCGTCTCGGTGTCTGCTGGTCAGGCGGGCCAGTCGCAGGCGACGTCGAGGGTGTAGGTGGCCTCCCAGACCGGTGGTGCGGCCTGGGGGGCGATCGTGGCGGTGCCGGGCCTCAGGCCGATGGCGGTGCCGTCCCAGGTGGCGGTGCCGGGCCTCAGGCAGCCCATGAGCGATGCGGCGGCTAGTCCGCAGGCGTCGAGCGCGGCGAGCTCGCCGGCGGGCATGTCGTCGGCCGCGGCGAGCACGGTGACCTCCCAGGTGGACGTCGCGGCCCGGGCCGTGGCGCCGGCCGCGGCCCGGACGAGGCGGACGTATCCGGTGCCGGCGGTCTGGTCGGGCTGCCGCGCCGGGTGCACCGGCATCGACATGCCGTCCGACGCTATCCCGGCGAGCGCCCGGGCGATGTCGGACAGCGCGGTCATCGGGCCGTGCCGGCGACGACTGGCAGCGCGGTCTGGCCCTCGACCTCGCGGCTGCGGGCCTGCCACCGCCGGCCGGCGGCGACGGCCAGCACCGCTGCGGCCGCGGCGTCGTCCTTGGTCAGGTGGTGGCGGCCGCCCTCGGAGCTCTTGGCCAGTTTCTCGTTGCCCGCGGGGTCGCTGACCGCGCGGGCTGAGGCGAGCGCCGATCTCAGCAGCAGCGACACCGGGGCGGTCACCTGCCCGGCGGCGACCGCCCGGCGGAACTCGCGGAGGTCCTCGCTGCCGTCGCGGTAGCCCTGGCCGCGCTCGTGGGTGGGGCACCAGCTGATCGGGCCGCGGTCCAGCAGGTCGCGCAGTTCGTGGATGCGCCACCGGTCGCAGGATATCGACGCGGGCTGGCCGAACTCGTCGAGGGCCCGGTCCAGCAGCGCGGCGACGTCCACTGTGCGCCGGCCGGCGCAGAACAGCTCCCCGAGGTCGGCCATCCGGGAGTAGAGGCCGCCGACTCCGTCGGCGTCGCCGCGGTCCAGCAGGCTCGGCTCCGACGGGAGGCAGGCGACCACGCGCAGCAGCCCGGTGGCCGGCCACCGGGCTGCTGCGCGTGGTCGCCTGCCTCCCGTCGGAGCCGAGCCTGCTGGACCGCGGCGACGCCGACGGAGTCGGCGGCCTCTACTCCCGGATGGCCGACCTCGGGGAGCTGTTCTGCGCCGGCCGGCGCACAGTGGACGTCGCCGCGCTGCTGGACCGGGCCCTCGACGAGTTCGGCCAGCCCGCGTCGATATCCTGCGACCGGTGGCGCATCCACGAACTGCGCGACCTGCTGGACCGCGGCCCGATCAGCTGGTGCCCCACCCACGAGCGCGGCCAGGGCTACCGCGACGGCAGCGAGGACCTCCGCGAGTTCCGCCGGGCGGTCGCCGCCGGGCAGGTGACCGCCCCGGTGTCGCTGCTGCTGAGATCGGCGCTCGCCTCAGCCCGCGCGGTCAGCGACCCCGCGGGCAACGAGAAACTGGCCAAGAGCTCCGAGGGCGGCCGCCACCACCTGACCAAGGACGACGCCGCGGCCGCAGCGGTGCTGGCCGTCGCCGCCGGCCGGCGGTGGCAGGCCCGCAGCCGCGAGGTCGAGGGCCAGACCGCGCTGCCAGTCGTCGCCGGCACGGCCCGATGACCGCGCTGTCCGACATCGCCCGGGCGCTCGCCGGGATAGCGTCGGACGGCATGTCGATGCCGGTGCACCCGGCGCGGCAGCCCGACCAGACCGCCGGCACCGGATACGTCCGCCTCGTCCGGGCCGCGGCCGGCGCCACGGCCCGGGCCGCGACGTCCACCTGGGAGGTCACCGTGCTCGCCGCGGCCGACGACATGCCCGCCGGCGAGCTCGCCGCGCTCGACGCCTGCGGACTAGCCGCCGCATCGCTCATGGGCTGCCTGAGGCCCGGCACCGCCACCTGGGACGGCACCGCCATCGGCCTGAGGCCCGGCACCGCCACGATCGCCCCCCAGGCCGCACCACCGGTCTGGGAGGCCACCTACACCCTCGACGTCGCCTGCGACTGGCCCGCCTGACCAGCAGACACCGAGACGACCCGCAATCCACCGGGATGCACCGGCCACCGCGGGAATCAGCACCGAGACGGCCCGCAATCCACCGGGATGCACCGTCGCTCACCCCGATCCGCCCCGGATCGGCGCCGATCGGGCGTCCTAATCCATCTGGATTACGCCGGGCGGGCGCCGTCGACGAGGGCCGCCCACGCGTCGCGCTGAGCCCAGTCGCGGGCGATGTCGGCGCCCTCGTCGGCGGTCTTGCGGCCGTGGCAGCCGCCGAGGCGCCCGTCGTCGGTGCACAGCGCCTGGCCGTTGGCCGGGTGGTCGGCGCCGCCGGCGGCGAGCGGGACGATGTGGTCGGCGACCAGCATCCGATCGGACCCGCACCACGCGCACCGCCGGTCGCGGGCCAGCACCGCGACCCGGAAGTCATCGGCCCGCCGCCCGGTCACAGCAGGCGCCCCCGCCGGCGCAGGGCCCGGGCGGCTATGACCGGCCAATTCGCCTCGACGTAGGCGCGGCCCACCGCGGTGAGCACCCCGTCGAGGCCGCCCCCCGACGGGCGCGACACGACATAGGCGCCGACGCGGCCCCTCAGGGTGACGGCCCTGATCGACGCCCTCAGCTCGCCGGTGACCACCGGCGCTGCCCGGGCCATCTGCTCGGCGGCGAAATCGCAGGCCTCGTAGCACAGCGCCCGGACCGCGTCGTCGGCCTCGCCGCCCGGGCCGAGCGCCCGGCGCAGCTGCTCCGACCCGACCAGCACAGCCCGAGACCTGCCCGCACCCACGATGCCAGCATACGCGCCGCCATCGCGGTAGTGTCCCAGGATGCCACCCACACCCACCACCACCCTGGAGCCGGCCACAGAGACGGTCGAGATCCGACACGCCTACCGGCAGGCCAACCAGCGCCTGCTGGACCGGCAGGCCGAGCTCGCCGACCTGGTCATCAGCGATGACCTCGACGACGACGAGCAGGCCAAGATGGCCGAGCTGAGGGCCCAGATGCCCACCCTGCTCGCCCAGGTCGCCGCGGCCCACGAGGCGCTGCCCGAGGCCACCGAGCAGATCGTCGACGAGGGGCACGCCGACCGGGCCCGCCTGGAGCTCCGCCAGCAGGCCAGCATCGGAGACATATTCGTCGCGGTGGTGAATCGGAGGCCGGTGGAGGGGGCCATGGCCGAGCTCCAGCAGGAGCTCGGCATCCCCGGCAACGAGATCCCCATCGAGTGCCTCGTCGAGACCCGCGCCCGGCCCCGCACCGAGGACCGGGCCGCCGTGACGGTGCCCGACGACATCGAGGTGGACACCGCCATGGGCCTCGGACAGGTGTTCGCCCGCGGGGCCACCGCCTACCTGTCGGTGCCGACGCCGACCGTCGGCACCGGCCAGCGGACCTACCCCGTGATCACCTCCACCACCGCCGCCACCGCCCCGGCCAAGGCGGCAAAGGTGAGCGAGACCGACCTCGTCCTCGCAGCCAACGAGCTGACCGGGTCGCGCATCTCCGCCCGGATGCGCTACAACATCGAGGACGCCGCCAGATTCGGCCAGCTCGACGGGATGCTCCGCGAGAATCTGAGGGCCGCGCTGTCCGCAGGCCTCGACCACAGGGTGATCGCCACCTGCCTGGACGCGCACACCGCGCCGGCGGCGGTGGCCGACGCGACCACCTGGGACGGGTACGTCGGCCTGCTCGCGTCCAGCGGCGTGATCGACGGGCTCTACGCCCACGATCCCGGCGAGGTGCGGATCCTCATGAACCCGACCGCGCTGGGCGCGACCATCGGCACGATCCGGTCGGGCAACGCGGCCGACGTGACCGCCTACGACGCGCTGAGCCGCCTGGCCGGCGGCCTGCGCGCCAGCGCCCACATGCCCAAGAATCGGACGATCAGCTCGAAGACGCAGCAGTCGGACGTGCTGCTGCGCAAGGGGATGATGATGGACGCCGCATCGCCGATCTGGGCGGGCGTGTCGATCATCATGGACGAGATCACGTCGGCCGACGCCGGCCAGATCGTGCTGACAGCGAATATGCTGTCGGCCACCGCGGTGCTCCGCTCGGGCGGATTCGCCCGAGCGCTGGTCAAGACCAGCTAGGTGCCGAACGTCCTGCTGTCCGGCCCCCCGGGCAGCGGAAAATCGGCGCTGGCCCGCCAGATCGCCGCCGCC